AGAGCTTTTTGAGTCTCCGCGTCCATGATTCCGTAGGCTTTCTCGATATCTTTAGCCATCTTCCCGTAGCCATCCTTGTCGAGTCGCTTAAAGACCTCTATGAGTCTGCCTGCGTTCTTCTGTCCGAAGATCTCGATCGCTGCAGTTAAAGCTCCCTGCTGATCTTCCGCTCCCGCGATGGCTTTTCCGATCGTCTCGAACTGCTCCTCCGGACGCATCTTTCTGAGCTTGTCTACGTTCAGACCTATACGCTCGAAGGCTCGCTGATAAGTAGTCAGACCCTCAGAGCCTTGGACGATCGCCTTCTGCATGATGACGATAGCCTTCTCCATGCTCTTGGCAGCACCTCCGGCGTCGATGAGTGCGCCTCGAAAGACTTGAAATTCTTCTGTAGCGAAGCCCGTGTTGTTCGCTATGTCTGAAAGCTCGGAGCCAAGAGCGATTGCGTTCTTAGATAGAAGAGCAAATGCGGCGGCGGCAGCTCCGAGTCCCATTTTCGCGAGCTTGTTGCTCGCGCTTAAAACTCCCTTGCCGAATTTACTTACTCCAGTTTTCGCTTTATCTAGACCCTTCTGAAAGCCTTTGGAGTCTAATCCTATCTTTGCTAGTAATGAGAAATTAGCCATCTTCTTTTAGTCTTTTAAGTTCGTTGGCTTTAGCCTGTTGAGTGATTGCGTTGCGCGCAGAATAGCCATCTGAGTTACGCTGCAGGATGCGCTGTAATAGCTGTAGAGCAGTCGAGAGCGGCGTGTCTAGTATCTCGCCTAAAGTCCAGCCGTAGTTGAATGCTATACCGTCTACGAGCGTCATGACGGAGACCGAGCTATCGACCTTGTCGGCTATATTGCCAGATCCGGAATTAGGGATCGATGGCATGTCGTTAAAAGCTGCGTTAAAGTAGCAGAGCAAATCCTGTCTGGCATCGTCATGCTCTCGAATGAGACTGCCTACCCTCTTGGCATATCGAGCCTTAAAAAATGGCTTATCGTTAGACAGCATCAAGGCGAAAGCCAGAAAGTCTTCGAGCCAAGGCTCTTCGCCCAGAGCAAGTCTGTTCTCTGTGAACTCTAAATTTAAGAGATCTCTGACTGCGATCTGCCGAAGTTTTAATCCGGCGATCTCTTGATCGACTCCGATGACAGCTTCCATCCGCAGCTTCTTCTCAAAAGCTGCGGCGTCCGCGATGCGCTTCTTAGCGGCATCATTAAAACTGACCGCCTTGAGTCGCATCTATTTTTAAGCGTTTATCTTAATGTAACCTGTGATCGAGAATCGACGATAGTCTGCTTGAGCCTCTGTGAGATCTACGCCTGTGACTACTACGTTGTATGATCCGTACTCCACAGTCTCTCCGATCGCGGGAGGAGCTGATGTTGCGCCCATTTGAACAGTTAGTGATGCCTCTTGACGCTGAGGAACGACAGTAGAGCCTAGTGGCTCTCCGTCTCCATCGTCTAGGTCTACTCGATTAGCGGGAGTCGTGAGCGAGAAGCTCTCTACGACCATGCTGTCAAATGATGCTGTTTCTATTCCGAAGAGTTGATCTCCATCTGGTGTTACTGCCATAATATATAAAAGTTGATTTTAGGTTGAAAGGTTCAAAAATGGATCTGCTGTCAATTTTAGAACTGAGACGCCTTGATCGTGAACTTGATCTCGAAGGTTAGAGTCGAGATCGCTAGATCTCCGTCTACCTCGAAGTCGCTTCCGGAAGGTCTCATATATTTGACTTCGTAGAAAGGTAGGATCGGATCCCCGTTGCCGTCTGTCGAAGTCCAGTTCGCTGCGTTCAGAAGCATAGCCTCGCGCACCTTCTCCCTGTAGGATCTGTGATTCGTCTGAGTCCCGCTTACTGCGGCGTCGCTCACGATCGAGATCGAGAGATTCAGATTGTATTGAGTATACTCTAAGACGTCTCCGGCGACGACCGTCGGAGGATCTTCTGCCGCGCCTATCTCTGCGCGTATAGATAGCCTAGGAGAGACGAACGTGTCTTGGTCGAGTGAGGCGTAGAAGCTCGACGCCGGAAGCCCTGTGGCAGTCTCTAGGAAGGTCTTAGCCGCATCCTCGAAGTTAGTCTCTAGATCTAGATATCCCATGTCTTATTTATCTCTGATATTCAGAAGCGCAGTCGAGCCTGCGAGTGACTCCTACCGAGTCGTCGTGAACGCTGACGACCTTGTAGTTCGTCGTGCCGTCCGTTAAGATCATCCCCTTGGAAGGAAGGATCGAGTAGTCTGCGCGAGCGATGTAGAACTTTGTGTCGATCATCTCCTCGCGACCGTCCTCGTAGATGTCGAAGCTCGACTCTGCGTCCTGTTTGTTAGCTGAGTATGTCTCTCCGTTTGAAGGCGATGAAGTCAGAGAGACATTGATCTGCGAGATCGCGAACTTGAGATTATCAGAAATTAAAGAAGTGAGGCTCATTTACTAATGCCTCGAATGTAAACACGAAAGAGCCTCCGGCTTTCGCGGGAGGCTCTAGAGTGTTTGATATAATGCGCTTAATTATTTTCGACGCATATGCTGTATCCGACGTTGCGCCGTGAAGCCTTTTTCAGAGTGAGCATCTCGTTGCCTCTGGTTACTCTTTCGAGGCATTTTTCTCTGCTAGATTCTAATGCTTTTGATGTTCTGACTCGACCGCTTCCTCCCATAAGCTCCCAATTACAGATGCCTCTTTTGATGCTGTAGAACATTTCAGAAGATACAATCCAGCTAAAATTTTCTAGCTTCATGATGGAGAAGTCATAAGTCCAGTTCTGACCATATTGAATGATCTCGACTCTAAGATTGTAGCTACTGACTGAGTTCATTAAGTCCTGCAGGTTGATGTCTTTGCATTCCTTTACAGAGAACTTTTCGAGGAGAATCTTCTTTGCTTCTTCCGGAGTCTTGATCGGAAGATCGGCGAGCCTTTTTACTGTTTTAACTTTGCAAGGTTGTTTTTTCATAGTCGTGTTTTTTAGTAGGTTTAATATGTGAAGTGTAAGATGCTTCGCCCTGTGGTAGATTTTTTATATTAGGCAGGACAATCGATGTTAGATGTCTGCTCTAGGTATCTCTCTGTGCGACCGATACGCTCATCGTCTTCGACATACCAATTATCTGTCTCGATGACTTTCGCTACAGCGATCTTCTGAGCTACTCTATAAGCAGAATCGTAGCTCTTAAATGAGTGACGAAGTTGAAGCCAAGAGTCGTATCCTTCTGCTTTCGCTACGATGTTAAATCGAGGACGTTCTTCTGTGCCTCCAAGATCAAGTTCTACAACTCGCGATTGATCTTCGATAAGAATTTCAGCTCCTACTTGAGCTAGTTCTGAGATTTTGATTTTCATTGTCGTGTTTTTTTTAGGTTATTCTCGGCGTTTCTCGCTTCGATATGACAGATAAAGTAGTATAAAATGCCCCCCGTCAATAGCATATTTCACCTTTTTTTCACTTTATTTTAGGCACAAAAAAGCCCCTCCCGTCTAGCAGGAGAGGCTGATAAGTGATAGCTATATCGACTACGCGCTTGCGATCTTCTCGCAGGCGTTAGTATTGATGATCGACTCGTCTACGCTGTTGAAGACGCGAAGGACATCGCTCTTGATTGGCTCATCGCGATACTGCTCTGCAGAGAAGACGCCGCCGTCTGCGCTGTAGGATAGTGTGCGACCGAAGCCTCCGTTGGCGAAGTCGCCTCCGGCTACTTGACCTACAAAGTAGGAATCGGTAGACCAGATCTTGGAGCGAGATGCTGTGGCTCCCTTGGCTGCGCTGTTGTAGCGAGTAGGAGTGATGATGATTTCATTAACACCTAGAGCGTCGAGGATGACTTGACGATTGCTGTATTGACCGTTGCCGTTGAAGATTCCACGGACGTCGTCTGTGTTGAGCATAGCGTTGAACAGAGAAGTCTCCATGATGAGCGCGATGCCATCATAGAAGCCGTTACCGTTAAGACGCTCTACAGCGTTCTGGATATCGGCAATAGGTTTAGCTGTCGCGCTAGTAGCCATAGTAGCTGTAGCGTCTGTGCTGTTGAAGCCTGCTGCTGCCATTAGGGAAGCTACACGAAGCTCGTGACCTACCATGATGTCGCGCTGTAGCTTCTTAGCGATAGCTGCTGCGGAATCAGAGATGCCGTCGTCGCTTGCTTGCGTTACGTCTTCGTCCGGAAGTAGACCTTCGAGAGCGTATTGCTTGCAAGAGTAGTCTTGCTGACCGTATGCGAAGTCGCGACGTGCGAAGGCAGAGCCTGCGGCGCGAACTTTGGAAGCGTTGAGATCGAACTGATCGTCGCCGAAAACAGGATACTGACCGCTCTTGGTCGCGACATCGCGAACAGGAAGGATCTTAGTTCCTACGAATTGGTTTTCGCCGATCTTGTTAAGAGCCTCGGAGAGAACTGGATTGAATGTGGCTGATGTATATAAGCTCATGAATCTATAGAATTAAAAATTAGTGATGAAGAGGAAGAACTTCGATGACGTCGCCATCTGCAGCTGCTGCCGTGAGAGTGATTCCGATCTTGTCACCGCTAGAACCAGATGCGCTTAACTTGCCGCCAGCATCGCCGTAGACGATGTCGCCGATAGCGAGAGCTTCTGATGCGATGGCGTAGTTAGAACCGCCGCCGTGAGTGAGTGAGATGGATGCTGCTTCGCCGGAGGCGACAGGAGCGACGGTAAAACCGACCTTTGGTTCGGATGCAGTTGCTGTCGATTTGACGACAACGCCTGCGGCATCGACTTTGACGAGGAGATAAGCGTCTAAGGCTTCTCCTGCTACGAAAGTGCGAGAGTTATTTTGAACAGTTGTAGCTGACATAATGTTAGTTATTTTGTTGGGTTAGATTTGAAAGAGTTCTGGACGATCTTTGCCGAGGCGAAGAGTCGCTGCGAACTCAGAGATTTTGTTTTCTTTTGCAAATTCTGAGATGATCTTGGAGCGATTAGCTTTGCTAGGCTCGTAGTCTTTATCGCCTACAGATGCTTGAACGAGATCAGAACCTTCGATGAGCTTTTCGAGAGTGGCGACCTTCGAGGATAGCTTGGATGCTTTAGCTTCCATCTTCTCTTGATCTTCGCCCATCTCTTTTTCCATCTCTTCGAGCTTAGAATTTAGTCCGGCGATCTCTTCGAGCTTCGATGCGATCTCCTTCTTTAATTCTTCGACCTCGTCTTCTTCGACGACTTCTTCCTCTTCGACTTCAGCTTCTTCGTCTTCGACGACTTCAGCATCTTCTTCGACGACTTCAGCATCTTCTTCGACGACCTCGTCTTCTTCGACTAGCTCTTCAGCAGCCTCTTCGACTTCAGCTTCTTCGTCGTCTTCGGCGAGAGGAGCAGAGCTTTCCTTGAGTTTAAATTGTAGCTCTTCTACGCGAGCCTCGGAGTCGGTTACACTAAGCGCGAGAGTTTCATTCTCCTGCTTTAGCTTTTCGTTGAGTTCAGTTAGTTCTGCTTTTGTCATCTTGTAATTAGGTTTGGTGTCAATTATAGAAAATAGTCCTCTCTGATTAGCAGCAGGAGAGTCTACGAAATCCGCGCTCGAAACTTCTTCGACGCGAATAGATGGATATTCAAACAGCGCATCCTCTGGAGGATTGTCTTCGTCGTATAGACGATCGCTGTCATTGTTAGGAAAACGTCCCATAGGAACATCTCCGTCCGGAGTTGCCCATGCGATGTCTGCCTCGAAAACGATGCTGAGTCCGAATCGTTCCGGCATCTTCTCAGCCATCTCGAATAGTCGATTATATTTGCGACTGTCGTCCTCTCGAAAAGAGTCGAAGGCTTGGAAGTCTCCTAGAAGCCGATCTCCTTCGATGCGAAAATTGTTGAACATGCCTATCTCGCGAGTGAGGCGATCCTCGAAGAGTGCGCCTCTGTGCGTGATATAGGCAGGTAGCTTAGTGTCTTCTAGCTCATCGATGATCGTCTCCAGAGACTTACCATCGACGTAGAGTCCGTGACCTAAAGCCGACCCTACTGATATGAGAGCGACCGAGCGCATAGTCCCGTCCTCGTTATTGACTTGAGTCTCCTTGTTAGACTCTACTCCGAATGCAAATTGTCTCGACATACTTTGAGCCGCTTTGTCAATTTTCTTGAGTTTCGAGATCGCCCATTTCACTCCGGACGAGCCTCCCCATGCGTCCCACATGAGACCGCCGCAGCCTTCAGAGTAGGGAACGTCCTTGCTCTTTTGATGCCGCTTGAAGGATGCCATGCGAGCGATAGTCTCTCGACTGATCTTCTCGCGCTTGGCTAATTGATTCGCTCGCGCCCATCCCACAGGAGTTCCGCATTTGTTGTCTGGATTCTCATCCTTATACTTTAAGGCTCGCTTCGCGTTATTCGTAGCTCCTTGAGGATAGTCGTTGTAAGTCTCTGCCATGATCTAGACTTCCGGCTCTGCGTCTGCGCTCGACACGACCTCTGAATAGTTGCCGCTCATCGATGTTGGGAATGGATTGATTAGCTCTCGCCATTCTAGACCTGCGCCTTCGGCGATCTCTTGAGCCTTCTTAATGTTCTGCGCCTTTCTCATAAGAACCTCCTCGGCAGTATAGCCGAAGGGAGCCGTGATGTCGTCTAGCGACATAGCTCCGGCTCTGAAGTATTCCATGTCTGCCTTAACCTGCGCCGCTCGATTGATCCATCTGAACGCCGGACGCTGCCAGCGAACCGCGAAAGGATTAGCCGCCGAGGATACATCGATCTTCTCACTAGCGATCTGCTGAGAGAGCCAGCGACGATAGAGGCGGCTCATGATGCGAATGAGATCAGACTGATAGCTCTCGACTGTCTGCTGATATTGGAGGACGACGCCTTGAGATGCAGAGAACGAGCTGCCGCCGATCTCCATAAGTAAGAACTCTAGAGGAATGCCGACCGCGCTTCCGACCTTGCGAAGTAGATAGGAGACCCATTCGATGCCGTCTACGTTCGGACGTCCGTTCGCGCCGATGACGCTGATGTCTTCTCCCGGCTCTAAGTAGTGGAAGCGTCCCGGCTGGAACTCTTCGAGATTGCCTAGAGCATCCTGCTCGCTTCCGTCTAGTCGATTCTGCAGCTCGAACTCGTAGGAGTTCTCGCGCTTAACTGCGACCGCCAGAGATGCGCTGACTTTAGCCGCCATCATCTCGACGCGATCATATTCGTCGCAGTCCTGTAAAGTGTTAATGACCGACGATAGCTCTGGAATGCCTCTGTATTGGCTAGGACGGACGCGACGTAGGAAAGGGATAAAGTCCCTAGCCGGTATGATCTGCGTGTCTCTGAGAGTGCCTGCGACGCGATTACCGACGGCGTAGGCGACAGGCTTGCCCATCTTGTCGATCTCTACGCCGTTCTGAAATTCTGATTCTTCGTTCGATGTGAAGGCTCCGCTAGGGTTGCCGATCCGAGATCCGTCTACGAATTGAACTTGATCCTTGCCGACGATCAGACCGCAGTCGCCATAGAAGAGGAGCGAGTCGATCATCTGTTGCTGCATCTCGCGCATGTCCATCATGCACGTTACTTCCGGAGACTCTGCGAACCTGTTCCAGCATTCTAGAATATGAGCATCCGTGTCGTCGTTGCCGGTAGATGGCTGCGGGATTAGTCCCCTGCCTACGATGTCTGCCTTACGCAGTCTCGACAGCGAGGCGACGACAGGGTTATTCCTGCGGAACTCTAGGCACGTAGAGATCATGCGATCTCTGTCGTATTCGTTCAGCTCGATCTCTTCGGATCTCACCGGAAGGTTTCCGCGCTTTGCTCTGTATCGAGTGTTGCGAACTGCGTCGTAGCCTTGAAAGGCTCTGACAAATTGCTTAAAGGCGAAGGAGACTCTGCTCGGTTTTTTCGTTTTTTTATCCATTAAAATTCTGCAGCGTGATTCGATTGCGCCCTCGACCTCCGAGAGTCTTGTCCTTCAGAGCGATGAGCCGGTCTAGCTTCTCGACCTGTGTAATCAGACTGCCGACGTCTGCTAGGGAGAATGTCTGGTCTCCGATGCTGTAGGAAGTGACTCCCTCCTCTGCGAGTTTTAAGATCGCAGTCAAGAGCTTGTCTCGTATCGCGATCAGTTGAGCTGTAGTAGTAGTAGACGCCATCGTCTAAGGCTCCTATGTCAATATACGAAAAAGCCTCCCTGCTTTCGCGGAGAGGCTTTGGAGTGTGGAGTCTGAGGCTCTAGACTCTTTGCAGGTCTCTGAGCTTCACTTCAAAAAAGCCGTGACCGCCGGAGCGATCCCAGCATTTGTAGAATGTCTCTCCGGTAGTAAGGTTCTTCATCAGCATAGCCTTTACGGTTTCTCCCGCTTCGATGGTTCCGGATGGAAGAGTGATTGAGTTGAGTAGTTTGTAGTTCATGGTCGTGTTTTATTTTTTAGGTGATGCCTCGCCTCCGAAGAGGCTGAGGCTTGTTGGTTAAAAGTCTGCTATCCGATGTTCGCGATGAGTTTGACGATTGCTTCGTGAGGACATTCTGATTGGAAGGACATCGTGTGATTATAGAAGTCGTCATCCAGCACAGTCCACTTCTTTTCTTTCAAGAATTTGAAAGCTGTATGAGATACGCCGTCGTTCGTATAAGTGAGAGACTCTGCATCGTAGTCGCTTCCGTCATTAGTAGGATCGAGCTTGTGAGTGATAGTCATGTCTAGATCATACTCTTCGCAGACAAGACGAGTGTCGTTGGCTTTGAAGTCTACGCTCTCGCCAGACCAGTTTGATTTAAGTGTTGAGTAGTTTTTGAGTTTCATAGTCGTGTGTTTTTTTAGGTTATTCGAGGCGTGAATCGCTCCGATATGAAAGATAAAGTAGGATGAATTTGATCGAGTCAATACCTTATTCACTTATTTTTCACTATACTTTAGAGACGCTTACCTCCGGAAGTTTGTGGCTGTTTCTTTGCACGTCGGCATCGATCGTGTAATGCTCGGCATACTTGTTGAGGAAAGCGTCGAGCCAATCGGCATTGTCTGCGTAGCGGATGAACTTGACCTTTACGTCGCCGGTCTTCGCGACCATCTTGAAGGTATACTTGAAATCGCAGAAGCTCTTCTCGTGTTTGTTGTAGACGCGAGTAGTGAAACTAGCCTTCTTCTTTTCGAGCTTCGCTAGGCTCTTCGCTAGGCTGTCCGCTACGATCTTGCGACCTCTTACCAGAGCGTCTGCACAGTCTACGTTTTGAAACGTCTCCTCGACCACGTAGATCCCCTCGATGCGATGTCTGCGATTAGCAGTCATCCAGTCTTCGATCTTGCCGTTCTTTACGGCGAAGATGTGTCCGCTTGTAAGAACCGCGACCGTGTTATTTTTGAGGAACTTCCGTGCGCCCTTCATGAACTGGCAAACTGTTTTGCCATTGTAAGAATCTAGCCCGCTCTTGTTGAACTTGAAAAACTTTCTGTAGACAGAATCGTAGGTTCCTCTTCTGCATCCTTGATTCAGTTTGCGACCTGCGTCTGCCATAACAGCTTGAGCGTCCTCGAACTTGATGCCCGCGATGACGGCGAGAGTTACTACTGTGCATGCGTTGTCGTCGTTTTTGAAGGCTTCGCTTTTTTTGATAGTGTCGTGATTCATGAGTCGTGTTTTTAGGTTTTTTCTAGGCGTTAATCGCTTCGATATGAAAGATAGAAAACTACTAAGATCGTCGAGTCAATACCTTATTCACTTATTTTTCACTTATATTTAGGCACGAAAAAGCCTCGCCCAGACACGACTCCGGACGAGGCTCAACCTATTTTATTTATTACACGTATGACACAAAGTGTTAGAGTTCAAAGATGCCGACATGATTGTCGAAAGAGTTGTCGCAGAAGATCGCATCTTCGAGCCTGTTCTGGAATGACTTGTTCTTCGCATTGAAGACCTCGAAGTCTCTCGATACTGCGAACCGACGAGACTCGCTGCGGAGATAGCGGACGATGTCCTCGATGCGTCTGACAGTCGCGACGTAGACATGATCTGAGTAGTGAATAGAGACGTTAGCGTAAGTAGTGTTTTTCATAGTAGTGTTTTTTTTAGGTGATTAAAAATTAGAGTGTAGGATGCTCTGCCCCGTGAGAGTGATTAGATCTCTTTACTGAGATCTGCGAGTAAACCCATCTTGAAGTTTTTGAGAAACTCAAGACTTGCACCGATCGTGTGATCGGTTTCTCCGTCCCTGTAGTGAGAGCGAAGAGAGGAGGCGATGACCGGAGAGACGAAGCCGATGCGCTCGATGATTTCATCGACCTGCTTGAACTTTAGGAAGGTCTCTTCCGTTACGGCGACGGATGCTTCTGGACGGTAGCCGCCGAAGTTTGTTACTGCGAAGGAGGATTGTGTAGTGTTATTCATGATCGTGTTTTTTTTAGGTGATGCCTCGCCTCCGAAGAGGCTGAGGCTTGTTGGTTAAAAGGTTAGCTTGCGACTCTGATCGCTTGAGTGATGTTGTCGCACCAGACTCCTGCGAAGTAGTCTGTCATGATGTCATCTTGGTCGTTTACTCTTTTGACTCGGATGCAAGTGACTTGATCGGAGTTGCCTCCGTTCTTCATGAACTCTACAACGTGAGTTGAGTTTTCGCGACGAGCGACGAAGAGTTGAGATCTTAGCTCTTCATCGTTAGTAACTTTGAAGCCTACTTTTTCGAGTTTTTTGATTGCGTTTGAGATTTTCATTTTCGTGTTTTTTAGGTTTTTTCTAGGCGTTAATCGCTTCGATAGAACAGAGTAAGTAGGACAAATTTGAGCGAGTCAATAGTATATTCACTTTTTTTTCACTTTTTTTTATACCTACCAAAAGCCTGTAGAACTGCGGCTTCGCGTCGATGCGTCGCGCTTTCTGGGAGGACGCTCGTCAAACATTGTCGGCATATCTCCTCGATCGATTCGAGCTATGCCGATGAACTTGGATAGAGCGCGAGCGAGGATCTCGCAGTCCCATAAGTGATCTCCCTTGCTGCGCTTCAACTTCTTCACGACTTTAATGTGACCGCTTCGATCTGTCTCCTTCGTCCAGTAAGTCGCGAAGAGCTGATCGTAGTAGACCTTCGGAGTGTCCGTGAAAGTGTGGAAGCCGGAGAGCTGCCGAGAGCGCAGCCGAGAAAGCTCCTCCTCGTAGATGCTCTTGTTCACGTGAAGGTATCGAATCTTAGATCGACCGCCTCGACCTTTCGTGTCTCCGGTAAATGGATCCTTCATCTGCAGTCGATAGGGTTGCTCGCCTTGCAGGTTCTTCCAGCCGCGAGATCCGAACCATTTAGAGCGACGCCGGAAGACCTCCTCGTAGATCTCGGAAGTTCTATCTCCGGCGCAGTCGATGATGGCTGCGTGAGCTTTGTGCTGATCGTAGATAAGATCTAACTCGGAGAACGAAGCGACTTGACCGCAGTCGATGAGATAGCTCGTTCCGTCTCGATCGAAGCCTCGAACGACGAACCAGAAAGAGTCTGTCTGCGTATCGACTCCCATGACTCGATACTCGCCTCGAAGGTCGCCGCGCTCGTAGTCGAGTTCGAGTTCGTTCGCATCTGCCTGCTCTTGGTTCGCCCAATCATCTTTCCACGGCTCTGCCAAGTTACCTTGCACGAACTTGCGGAGACCGTGCATCGATGAGCTTACCTGTAGCCAGTTAATGATGAGCGCGGAGAAAGTCATCGCCGGAGCGTATAGAGAGTTAAGATGATAGCTGCGATGATTTGCCGGAGCGTTCGGATTCTGGGATCTCCACTCTCCGTTCTTAATCATCGTAGGCTTATGAGCGTCGAGGATCTTCTGGTCGCAGCGCGGACATACATACGCCGCCGTCGATGCTACGAGATCGAAGTCGTATCCTCCGTCCTCGAACTTAGCCTCCTCGTCGAACGTGATCGAGTAACGGCTATTGCCGTCCTTATCTTTCTGCCTCCACTCGAACTGAATGAACTCCTCGCAATGAGGACATGGCATAAAGTATCTGCGCTGATCGCCGTAGAGATACTCTTCCCAGATCCCTCCTGTCTCTTCTTTTGGAGTGCTGGTCTGAATGATCTTATATTCTCGCCGTCCCTTAATACGTTCGAGCGCAGCGAGGCGAATGTCCGGATCGATCTCGTCGATCTCGTCCAGAACTAGATAAGCGACCGGAGCCGACTTCACGTTATTCTCGGAGCCTGCTCCGGCGAAGGTTAGAGTGCATGACAGGAACTCCTGCCGCATGTTCGTGATCTTGTCGCTATCGACTCTGCCTGTGGCTGCGCTCAGAGGACATTGATCCTTGAGAGGCTTACAGTCGTCGATGAACGGAAGCCATCGACCCTTCGAGAAGTTGCGAGCGTTCTCTGCGCTCGGCATGATCCAGAGCGTGTCCTTCGGAAACTCGCTGAGAAGATATCCGATGCCGGCATACATTGTCGTCGTCTTGCTCGACTGCGATCCCCAGCAGAGAGTGATCTTGCTGATCGTAGGATCGATCAGATCATTTAGAGGATGCTGCGCGTAGGGAAAGACCTTGAGAGATCCGGGAAGTTCCGAGACGTTATCTCTTAGAACGCAGTTGTCGAACGCCCATTCCACAGGAGACTTCAGACGCCGAGGAGAGAATAGTTTTCCTAGCTCATTATTTAACAGAGAAGCCATTTTTCGTCGCGAATTTTTTTGCATAAGCCTCTAGATCCTTAGCCGCCGCAGTCGCGAAGGCTTTTGTCTGACCGTTAAAAGCGGCGGCGAAGGCTCGAATGCCGCCGGCTCTTGGATTGAGCGCAGACTGTGACCGACTCTTTACGAGGATTGCTGCCGTGTGCGTATCCTTGTAGATCTTACCGGACAAGACGTTTCCGTGACCGGCTCCGATCTTTGCCTTCATCGCAGCTCCTAGTCCGCGAGTAGACTTGATAGGGATCCTCAGCTTCTTCATGATCTCTAGAAAGCTCTTCTGCGATGCTGCGATCCTTGTCTTCTTATCTTTGATGATCTTAGCCTGCAACCTCCGAAGCTCGCCCAGAGCCTTATTGACTCTGCCCTTGAACTTAGCCGTCAGAGTCCGACCGGAAGGGTTCTTCGCGCTGATTGCGTTGAGCGCGTAGTCGCTCCGGATCCTAATCCATCTGCCTGCGCCTGTGCCTCTTGGCTTAAAGATCAGAGACCCGTCTCTGGCTTTGCGTATCTTGTCTCCGGCAGAAGAGACGAAGCGAGTAGAGAGAGACTTCTTTACTGCTGCCGTGATGATTGCAGGCTTAGACTTCCCTGTCTTTCGAGCGGCTCCTTCTAGGATAGATCCGGTAGTGGCTTTTAGCACATCCTCGAAACTAGCTCCTGTCTTCTTCTTCAAGGTTTTCAACATGCCGTCGAAGCCTTTGGAGTTGAGTGACATCTTGTTCATATGTAAATAAGTTTCTCGGCAGGTGGATAATACGGTAAACACGACTAAACCGACTGGCGTCTTAATAGCTCAGTCTACCTGCCGAGAAACAATTTTTCTATTTCACTAAAGACCCTTTCGTCAAGTCCGTTGCGAACTGCAAGCTCTGCGATGTTGGGGTTAGCAGGATTAGCTTGCGCCGCGACTTGTCGAGGCAGAGCGTCTAGCAAGCGTCTTAGGGGAGTTAAAAGTTTGATGAGAGCCTCGGTCGCCTCCGACTCTGGGATTAAGTTGTCGCGCTTCTGAGCCAGCTCTAGCTCTCTGATCTGTCCCATAGCATTCTCTCGACGCTCCTGCGCGGCTATGAGCTTTGCCTTGAGATCTGCGATGTCTGCCGCCGTGTATTCTCGACCGGAGACCGCGATGCGTCCGGCTCCCTGCTCTTGAGACATTGCTCGATCGGCAGCCCAGAGTTTCCATGCTTCGAGATCCTTAGTCTGAGGACAGTTGTCAGACTCGCGCCTCCACTTCGAGAGCGTCGGCTGCGTGACGCCGAGAGCCTCGGCGATCTGCTTCCACGTTTTCATTTTTGGAGTCTTCATGTTCTTCAATTAGCTGTGGATCTAAAAACTCGTAAAAACGCACAGTCTTCCATCATC